TCTTCCCTTGGTAAAAGCCTCTACGGAGACACCTTTTGCCGTCATGACGGTGGGATAGACCACGAATCAGTTTGAGTCTTAACTGATACAATTAAGATTCCTATAATTCTAGATCTAGAGACGATACATATAACCTTACAAAATAATGGCACAACAGTCAACAAACAACCCTGCCTCACAAACCTTTCTGGGTAGGATAAATACAGCGACAAACGCTACAAATAACAGAGACCTTTATTTAAAGTTGTTCTCAGGTGAGATGTTTACTGGCTTCCAAAGAGAGACAATCGCACGTGACTTAGTCATGAAGCGTACACTCACAAACGGAAAGAGTTTACAGTTCATCTACACTGGACGCACCAGTGCGGAGTACCACACACCTGGAAATAGTATATTAGGAAACTCTGACAAAACTCCTCCAGTAGCAGAGAAAACAATCACAGTAGATGACCTACTCATCTCCAGTGCATTTGTCTACGAATTAGATGAGACACTTGCTCACTACGAATTGAGAGGAGAGATCTCTAAGAAGATCGGTTATGCTCTTGCACAAAAGTATGACAGATTAATCTTCAGAGCTATTGCTAAAGGTGCTAGACAGGCATCTCCAGTATCCCTCAGCAACTTTGTTGAGCCTGGTGGTACACAAATCCAAGTTGGAGCTGGTTCTAACGCAGACGATGCTCTTGATTCAGCTAAGTTAGTTACAGCTTTCTATGATGCTGCAGCTGCACTAGATGAAAAAGGAGTTTCTGATGACGGAAGAGTCGCAGTTCTTAACCCTAGACAGTACTATGCACTTATCCAAGAAGCAGGTTCTAACGGATTAATTAACAGAGACGTACAAGGTACAGCTTTACAGAGCGGAAACGGTGTAATTGAAATTGCAGGTATCAAAATCTACAAGTCAATGAACGCTCCATTCTTCTCTAAGTATGGTACTAAGTATGCACCTTCAAGTGGTGCTTCAGCTGCTACTGACCTTGATACAGTAGATCCTGGAAATACAGGTTCATTCGTATCTGAGTCAATCGAAACAGCTACAACAGTTACAGGTAACAACTATGGCCCACGCCAAAACTACGGTGCTGCCTCTAACTTTGCAAACACATGCGGACTAATCTTCCAAAGAGAAGCTGCAGGTGTAGTAGAAACCATTGGCCCACAGGTACAAGTTACATCTGGCGATGTGTCAGTTGTATACCAAGGCGATGTCATCCTAGGAAGACTAGCTATGGGAGCAGATTATGTGAACCCAGCAGCTTGTGTAGAATTGTTCGCTGGAACAACTACAAAGCCAGCAGCTTTCTCATAATAGTAAATTTTATACAGGGGCTTCGTGCCCCTTTTTTTATATGACAACTATATCTTACGGAGTGTCTACCGAACTAGATGCTGTAAACTCAATCCTGATGAGCGTTGGAGAATCCCCAGTTAATACTTTAACAGTGCAAAGCCCCGAAGTGGCTATCGCACAGAAGACTCTAAGGCAAGTCTGCCGTGAGATACAAGCTGAGGGATGGTCATACAACACAGAGAATGAGTATCCTATAGACCTCGATACAAACAATCAATGTATCGTTCCTAATAATATTCTACAAATTGACTTAAATATTTACCAGCATGGTAAGGATTATAATGTAGTCAGACGTAGTGATAATGGTGTTCAAAAAATATATGACAAAAAGAATCATACATTTACATTTGAAAATTGTAGTAAATTATATTTTGACATAGTATGGATGTTTGACTTTGAAGATTTACCTCAAGCATTTAAAGATTATGTTACTGCTAAAGCTACTAGAGTAGCTGGTATCCGTATGGTTAGCAGTGCAGAGGCTGCTAAATTATTAGAAGCAGACGAAGCGTACGCTAGAGCACTTGCTTTAGAATACGATGCCCGCCAAGGTGACCACAATATATTTAATGACTTCCAGTATCAACAAGATGCTAACACAGTCTACCGACCATTTAAAGTATTAAGAAGAATGTAATGGCAGCAGTAAATCAAAGTATCCCAAACTTTCTTGGGGGTGTATCTCAACAACCAGATAAAATAAAATTTCCAGGGCAGTTAAGGGTCTGCGATAATGCTGTCCCAGATGTTACATTTGGTTTAAAAAAACGTCCCGCTGGGGAGTTTGTTAAGACACTTACAAATGCTAATAGCACAGGCTATTGGTATGAAATCATAAGAGATGGTGACGAAAAATATTTATTTCAAATTACACCAGCTAATACTGGGTCTGGACAAAAGCCTATACGAATATGGGATTTGGCTAATGGTAATGAATTATCTTTAACAAATAATAATGGAGACGCTCTGTTCGCCTACCTTTCGGGGGCTACAGAAGAATACGCAATACAAACAATTCAAGACTATACAATAATAGTTAACAAACAAAAAACTGTAGGTACTACAGGTAATACTTTTTCACCTATTCACAGTGGAGATTACTCATATGCTAGGTTGGATACTGTTGCTTACAATACTGAATATATATTATATACTGGTACAGCTCCCACACCCAATACATTTTACAGGGTTACTTCTGTAAAGGTAGATAGAATGAATGGTAATACTGCTGAAGGCCCAACATGGAATGACACAAATGAAAACCAGCAAAAATCTGGTACATTAACTTGGTCATTTTCTGGAGGATCTGCTGTTACTACAACAGGTGCTCAAGTAGGTGGTACAAATATTACAGAAAATATTGAAGGTACTTTACAGGTAAACGGTAACAGTTACATTGCTAATAACGTAGCAAACTTTAATGGAAGTAGTACAGCAAGTGCTGACTTTCTAGGTTATACTCAAGACTACGACATACGTTATACAGCTACGGTTACATTACGAGACGGTGGTTTAATTAAAACTACAAACAAGTCTACAGCTGAAGGTTTATTTATTGATGTTGCGATAGAAGGTATTACTTATCGTGTATCAGTTGAAGCTGTTGAACCAGTGTCAACTTATCAAGATGTGTCTGGTATAGCCTACCACAAGACACCTAAGAACCCAGAGAATGGTGCTATATCTATGCTTACTATTCTTAATGGTTTAACAAGTTCTGTTAATAGTGACTTATCTAATGTCACAGCTGAGGTTATAGGTAGTGGTTTATTTATGCACGGCTCTGATGCCTCTGGAGTTAACTTCCTCGGTGGTGCTGTTAATGAAAACATGAGTGTGATAGGTCAGAAAGCACAAGATGTTTCTAGGCTACCAGCCATGTGTAAACAAGGTTATGTAGCACAAATATCTAACACTGCTGACTTAGAAACTGATGATTACTATGTAAAATTTGAAGCTGACAATGGTGTATCTGGAGCTGGTAGTTGGGAAGAATGTGTAAGACCCCACAACTTTGCGGGGACAAGTGCAGCTGATGCAATGGTGAAAGGGTTAAATCCCGCAACAATGCCTCATGCTCTTGTTAATAATCGTAACGGTACATTCTCATTTATTAAGTTAGACGAAGCTACTGCTACTGCACGTAATAACGAAAACTACTGGGATGATAGACTTGTTGGTGACAATGATTCTAACCCATTTCCAACCTTTAACGGTAAAGAAATACAAGAAATATTTTTTCACAGAAATAGATTAGGGTTAATCTCTGGTGAGAATATAATTATGAGTCAACCTGGAAGTTACTTTAATTTTTTTATTGTGTCTGCTATATCTGCTAGTGATGACAACCCAATAGATATAACTGTATCGGATATAAAACCTGCATTTATTAACCATACATTACCTATCCAAAAAGGGTTGTTAATGTTTTCTGATAACGGTCAGTTTTTATTATTTACAGAGTCAGATATATTTAGTCCTAAAACTGCTAGACTTAAAAAAGTTTCTAGTTACGAATGTGACAGTAGCATACAACCTGTTGATATGGGTACATCCGTACTATTTACATCTAATGTATCATCACATGCTAGGGCGTTTGAAGCTACAATTTTAGACGATGACACACCCCCCGCAATACTAGAACAGACTAGAGTTGTCCCAGAATTTTTACCGAAAACTATAACAAAGTCTTGCAATTCTGTACCAATAGGTATTGTAAGTTATGGACAAAAAGGACAGAAAGAAATATTCCATTATAAATACTACAACAGTGGACAGAAACGTGAGCAGTCTGCTTGGTACACTTGGACATTAACAGGTGCTATGCAACATATGCTCTATACAGGTGGTAGTTATTTTACAGTTACACTACATGGCAGTGACTATGTACTTAATCGTCATGAATATGTAACTGATGCTGATTCTGACAGAGCCTATGTAGTAGGTGGTACATCAGCTGATATAGGTTCACCCCTTAAAACAGCAAGATGGTTTGAACCATGTCTTGATAGTTTAGTAGAACCAACAACAGTTACTGGTACTGCACAAACTACAACTGCCCCTAAAAAAACTGTAGTAGCAATACCTTACACACCCACTGCAGCTACCAACTTTTATCTAATTGGTATCTACGGTGATGACAGTGATGGTAATTCTATCGCTGGCGTAGTGAGAAAAGCTGATGCTGTAGGTACAAATAGTGCTACTTTTAACGGTATTAATATAGCTAGCAATGCTAAAGTTGTAGTTGGTTATAGGTATACAACCCTTATAGAGCTACCTACATACTATTATAACAAGGGACAGACTAACTATGACCTTGATGGAGAGCTACGTATTGCTGGAATTAACTTTGAATTAGGTGTATCTGGCCCTATGCAGTTTCATCAAGACCCTGTATATGCCGATATGGACTCTTATATACAGTATGAGTCTGGTATGCTAGCTAATGCTAGTAACTTTAACGAGCCTCCATCTGAATTACACAAGGCAGTAAGAGTACCTGTTCATAAGAAGAACGATAAATATACTATGCAAATACAAATACCCGACCCATTTTCCACTGCCCTACTCTCAGCTAGCTGGGATGGCAATTATTCACCAAAACGACATGTACGAAGGTAAGTATATTAAGACCTGCACTCCTGAGTTAGCTCTCAGTGTGGGTCTTAACTTACGCTATGAAGATAGACGTGAGACAGAGCAAACCTCTGGTCTAAGTGCTGAGGCTTCTATTATAGAGTCTTATTACAACTCAACATTTTCCGTGTATTTTACGGTTCCCAACGGCAAGGCTGCTGGAGTGGCGGGAGTGACCCCGCACAATATAATATGGATGTTATGTACTGATGCTAGCACAGAATATCCTCATACATTTGTAAGAGAAGCGAAACGCTGGGTAAACAGTTTAATTAATCCTTATTTATGTAACCAAGCAGATATGCGGAATGAAGCACACATAAAACTACTAAAACTTCTAGGCTTTACCTTTGTTAATTATCATGTATACAATGGAGTACCCTTAATACAATTTATTAAACCATGTGCGATCCCCTAGTAATTGGAGGCGTATTAGGTGGAGTACAAGCTATAACAGGCATACAAGAGCAGAACAGAGCACATCGAAATGCAGTTGCTCAAGTAAACCGTTCTAATGCTATAGCTAGGCAAGACTACCTAAATAAAATCCAAATTTCAGCTTTTAACGATCAACGAAAAGGTGAAGTATTTACTGCTCAACTACAAGCTGACGCAGCTTCAAGAGCAGCATACTATAAACAAAAAGAAATAAATCAGGCTGAAGCTACGAGAGCACTCACAGCATCAGACCAAAAACTAAGAGAACGGATAACCGAACAAGCGTTCGAGAGTCAAGCTAACCTTGCTAAAGCTATACAAGCTCAAGGTACAGTACTGGCTAGCGGACAGCAAGCAGGTCAATCCATGTTATTATCATTACAAGAAGCCGAACGTGACTTTGGTTTCAAACAAGCACAAATAGATGCTACAGTATATGACGCTACTAAGAACTACGGTATTGAGAAATATGGTATTGACTTAGATCAGTATGGAGCTAATACTAGAGCACTTAACGCTATCACAACAACTGCTGCTGTAGCTCCCTCAGCATCCTTTAAAACCGTTAGACCTATTAAACAAGCAGCACCAGAAAAACCATCTGCCCTTGGGCCAATCCTCGGAGGATTTTCTACTGCTATTAGTACAGCGGGTACTCTTGGTGGTGAAAACTATTTTTCAAATAGATTCGGTTGGGGTTAATTAACTATGGCATACAAAAGATCAACAAAAGCACAAGGATTTAGACAGAGGGTTGTACCAACTAATGAAGTTAGCAAGTACACAGACCTAGCTAAGTCTTTAGAAAAAGAACGTAAATCTACAGTAACAGATTACAAAGTAGCTGCTAACGAGCAAATAGCAGAGATGAAACGTCTCTCTGGTTTGGAACAACAAAATGATGTTTACGAGTTAGCAAACCTACGTCAGTTTAGTAAAACCCTAAACAACACGTTAGAGACTGTTGCTACAAATATTATAAAACCTATTACACAAAACCAAATACAAGATGGTATAAACACTGCTATTCAGTGTCAACAAGGCGACCAGTCAGCGTGTGAAAAGGTTAAACTAGATGACGACCAAGAATTACAAATACAAGCTCAAGTTGCTAAACAAAGAACTGAGGTTAGTGAAGCAACTGACAAGATAGAAAAAGAGTGGGACGAAGCTGGCTTTGAAGCTGACCTACGTCAGAAATACAGGCTATTAAACCTAAAGAAACAAAATTCAAACTTTGCTTTAGGTTACAGACGTGGTATGTTAATGGAAGCTGCTACAGGTTGGGATGCTTACAGAGATAGTGTACTAACTGGTAATAGTGATGACCCTATAGTAGACAGAGAAGTAGAACACGAAGGAGAAACATATAGAGTTGGTGATTACTACAACATTAAAAATACAGATGTTAAGGAAAAAATTGTAGCATCTTTACAGGGTGAATACATAACTCGTCATGGAACTGGCTTAAACAAGTCAATGGTTAATAAGTATCTCACTAGCAAAGTTGTTGAGAGAACTAATATATTTAACCAAAACGAATTTAATCAAGCACAACGAGATTATGCTACTCAACAATTAGATGATTATAAAGATCAATTTATAAACTTTTATTTTACTGATTTAGATTCTGAAAATGGACAAGCAACAGCTCAGTTAGGAATACAAGAATTTCTTAACAACGCTCCTGGACTTATGTCAGCTCTTAGTGTTGAAGGTAGTAGGTATACTGCATCTAAAACTAAACTTATCGAATTTCTTACTGATACTCTTACAAGTGAAAAGTTTAAAAACGTAGATGATTCTGAAGAACTATTATCATTTTTAGAACAAGATAAATTTTACATTGCAGGTGTATCTAAGAAAAAAGCTGATGGTACATATGAGCTATCATCACTGTCTGACTTGTTTGGTAGTGATTTAGATACAGATGCTTTAAGGGCAGAGGTATTAGAGTCCATATCTAGTGAAGCTCGTAAAACCTTAGCTGGTAAAAAGATTCAATTAAACGAAGAACTAGATGCAGTCTTTATAAAGAATGGAGATAATATTGTAGCTCGTCAAATAGAATTAGCAGAAATTTATCAAAAAGACGAATACTATGGTAAGTATTGGGCTAATGCTATTTTTAAACAACGTGATTCTAGTTTTGAATTAACACCTCCTTTGAATGAAGTTGAAAGTAGGAAGATAATGAAAGAGCTTGAAAAAGCATACGATGTTAAAAATGGTGGTAAAATAAACATATATAATGTTAATATACAACGTATAGATGCTAACGTTTTAGCTGAATATAAAGCAAACGGTGTCTTTGGAGATCCTTATGATGGTGATGAAAATGCTAAAAAACGTCATGAAGTTGGTGTCAGTGATTTAGAAAAAACTGTAAAAGGTTTACTTCAAAATAAAGTCGAAGGTATTACTAAAGAAGAAAAAGATTTACAAGCTACAGCTTTTGTAAACTGGGTATCTCCAAAAATTTTATCAGTAGCACGATCTTATTCTAAAATAAATAAGGTTGATATTGATGATGGTATAGAATATGCTATTCAATATTATACACAAAAACTAAAAGCATCTAATGGTGTCGATGGTGTAGAAATGCCCGCTATGAGAGAAGGTGTTGAAGGTGATTTAGATAATATATCTTTAGTATTAGGTGTAAACGGTTTTGAAAATGAATTTTATACCAATAATTTTGCAGGTTTAACTTCTGTTGATAAACAATCTAAATTAGAAAATGATATTTTGCAAACAGCTAGTGATGGTATAGCTAATAACAATGGTTATATATTTAAAAATAATAGTATAGTTAAAGCAAAGATATTTTTTGAAAGAACAGAAGATGGAGCTCCTGGATATATATTTAATGAATTAAGTAAACGTGATCCTTTGTCAACTCACCCTGCTGTTATTTATAATGACCAGTATGTGTTAGCATTTCCAGGTGCTAAACCTATAGAATGGAATGATAAGATAAAAGCAGAAATTGCAGAATGGGAAGGTTTATCGGTAGATACTAAAAAAGCATTAACAAGTAATGTTGATGTTAGAGTTAACACAGCGTTGAAAAAAGAAGGTTATATTTCTTTAACTGATCTAACCCAAACTTTAATTACCCCAGACGGTAGCATACCTGTCAGAGAAGATGAGTATTCTGCATTATTAGTACAAGCTGGTGTTACTGATACTTATACTTACGACCAGTTTCTAGCAAGACCAGATCTTGTAGAAAGAGTCATTAAGAAAAAAATGATGAATGGTCTAGCTCTTATCCAAGGTACTACTAACAACAACAACGAAACAATACGTAAGTTAACTGCCTATATGATAACTGGAGACATTGAAAATTGGAATAAAGGTGACTTTAGTAACTATAGTTTAGAAGCACTTAATGCTTATCACAGTGGTAGTAATGAACGTCTTAATAGTATATTTAATAATAATGGTCTTTCTATCAATAGCTTTAACGTAGATGTACCATTTACTAGAGATCTTATTGATACACAACCTGAAAATATACTTAACTTAGATCTAAATACAATAACTAACCTTGAAGATTTAGAGTCAACACTGGCTAAATTTAATGAGTTAGAAGTACCAGACCAAAAAATAAACATAAGAGAATACTCTATGTTTGAGCAAGGAACTGGTGCTGCTAGTCATCAGCTACGTAGAATCTTAGGTAAAGGTTGGGAGCGTGAACCTAACCCAGAATATGCAAGATACATACAGTTTAAAGAAGCTTTAGAAGATAAGATTGGTGTTATGAAAGTGTTAAGGAATCATAGTAACCGAAATGTACTTAGTCCTGTAGGTGACTTTATTTATGATACTTTTTTACGTCTAAATTTTGTTGATCCCAATAAAGTACTTGAGCATCAATTCTACCCCGCAGTAAAAAACATAATTGGTACGCAAAGGTTTAATGAAATTAAAGAAAAAGCAAATAATAACGAAGATGCTATACTTGAACTTCTTAAACTAGAACCACAATTTAGTGGCGTAGATCTTAGCAACACTGAACCTAGCACGTTTACACCAATTACTAATGAAGATGTAATTAGAGAAAAGAAATTAGAATTAGAAATTGAAATGTTAGATATTATTCATAGCGGTGAGTCAACAGTTGATACAACAGGTGACGGTTATGAAGCATTTAATCAAGGTGGTTCAAATGAAGGTAAAACAGTTGAAGGTTTTAGTGGTACTTACGGGGATCACCCAGCAAATACTGGAAAAAAACTAACTGAAATGAGTATTAAAGAAATACTAGCTATACAAGATAGTGGTTACAATACTAAATTATACCCTTTTACCAAAGAAGGTACTGAAAAATGGCACAAATCAGGTGGCATACATGCAGCTGGTAGATACCAATTTACAAGAGTAGGTTTAAGAGAAGCTTTAAAACGTTCAAATCTTAAAGAAACAGACCTATTTAATGAGGAAAATCAAGATAAATTGGCAATGATTTTATTAACACAAATAGGGTCAAGTCAATGGACAAGCATGGCAGGTAATGAAAAGTTAAACGAACTACTTAAAAAATACAAGTCGATCAAGTAGCCCTACGGGACTAAGAACTTATGGAAGACAATTTAACAGAATTTGAAGGAAGTCAAGTTCAAGGACTTGATGTTTCTGACATCGAAGAAGAGCAGCCTCTTCAATCACTTAATTATGCAAGTGACGAATCTCGAAGATTAAATCAAAATGCTCTCGAAAGACGTGAATTAGCAGAGGAAGATCAAGCTGCAATACTAGCACAACAAGCAGAGCTAGACAAAGATCAAGGTTTTATTGCTGACAATCCAGTACAAGCTGTACAGGAAGTTGGTAAAGCCTTATACGGTGGAGCTACAGACGCTATAGAAAGCATAGGTAGTTTTGTTGATCTAACAGGAGATACGATTATGTCTATCTCCAACCGCATACAAGGTAACCCACAAGAATACGGTCAAAACCCTTTTGCATTTAGAGAGTATTTAAACGAAGGTGGAGCAGACCCTGGAATCCTAGATATACCAGACAAGTATGAAGTAATAAACTACTCTGGTGCAGGTAAATTAGTGAGAGGTTTAGTAGAATTTGGTCTACTAACCTACGCTACATCCCTAACAGGAGGAGCTATGGCTCCTACCATGTTTGGTAAGTCAGCACAATTTGCTAATAAAGTAAGAGGAGCTAAACTATTAAGGGGTGCATTAAAGAATAATACACCATTAATTGGTGGTATGGTTAGAGGAGTAGCACGTACAGGTAAAGGATCTAAGTTTATTAGGTTTATACCTAAAGGTGGTCAAATAGCTGCAGAAGGTTCTATTGCAGATCTTATCTCATCTTCTTCTGACTATGGCAATATGGCTAATTTATTTAATGAATACGCCCCTTGGTTACCATTCTCAGAGTTTTTGTCTGTTGACCCAGATAAAGACAACCCTTGGACAGCTAGAATAAAAGCTATTTTTGCTGGTGCAGGTTTGAATATAGCAGGTTATACTCTTGTAGGTTTTGCTAGAGGTAGATATGCAGCTATAAAAGCTAAAAGAGCTGGTAAAACTATAGATGAAGCTAATACAATAGGTAACAAAGTAATGGATGACAGTATCCGTAACGATGTTGCTGAAGAGTATAAACAGCGTAATGATCTTAAAAAAGAAGATATAAAAAAAGGAGAAGGTGTACCAGAAGATCCTTATGGAGAGTACATACAACAACATCTTGATAATGATGAACTTGGTAAACTATACAAAGGTCTTACTAAAGGTAACTTAGATGAAGTTGTTGGTAATGATGCTTTCTTCCACGGAAGTCATGCTGGACTCCTAGGAGACTATCCATACTTAAATCTTAATGAAAGAAGATGGACAGATGAAAACTTATTTGGTAATGGTTTTTATTCTACTGATGATTTAACTGTTGCTGCTGTTAACCGTGACCCTACAAAAGGTTTGGTTATTGCACGTGATAAAGATGGATTAAAGAAAGTAGTCTATAGACTTAAGCAAAAAGGTAAAGTCAAATTTTTAGATGCTGATAAACTGTATAACTGGAATAGTAAGTCTAAAGAAGTACAAGCATTTAAACGTGCTGGTTTGCTAGATGACACTGGAGAGTTTGCATCAGCGTGGCCTACTACTGGTAAAGTAACTTATTCACAATATGTTGATCTTATAAAGGAAAGGCAATACTATCCCCGTGAGGAAGTCACAGCGGTACTGGACGAGATTAACAAAAGCCTAGCTGAGTTAGGTTATGGCGGTATTACATATACAGCTAAACAAGGTAACAAGTCACATAGAGTTAAAGTTTACTGGGATCCTGATAATCAGATTGATTTAGATAGATATAATCTGGCTAATCGTTCTGAGTTTGAAACTGAAATGCCTATTTTTTGGGAAGGTAATTTTAAATTTAGACCTCCTAGACAACCTTATAAAACTAACATTGAGGCTGGTAGAGGATTAGAAGGTAGTAGAGGTGCTCAATATCTAATTGATAGATTAGGTAAACGCTTTATGGCTAAAGGTGTAGATGAGTATGAAGCTATTGAAGTCCAAGAATTTATAGAACTTATTGGTGAAAGATTTTTTGATGATGTTTCTTTATCATTTACAAACAAGCTTGGGCCAAAAGGTAGGTTTAATTTTGGTAACAAATTAGTTGAGATACAACAAAGAGCTATGGAAGAAGAGGGTCTAACTGAGGTTATGATTCATGAACTATGGCACAGTTTATCTAGATATTTACCTAAATCTGACGTTAAAAAATTAAATGTAGAATTTAAAAATAGAAAAGCTAAATGGTTAGCAACTGGTACAAAAGACGTACAATTATTTAACAAAGGTAGATATACTTCTACTAACTACAGATATAAAAATATAGACGAGTGGTTTGCTGAAACCATGTCAGATGAGTTTTATACATATCAAAGAGAAACAGCTAAATATCAGTTCGCCCCGACAGGCACTTGGAAACGTCTAGGACAAGAGATATCTATTTTACTTAAAGATATGTATGCTACGGTTGCATCAAGGCTTGGAGGGTCACAGGCAAGGCGTATATTTGGTAATTATAAACGTAGAAGATATAATTTC